TCGGGACGGCTGAAGCCGGAATTTACGGATGAAATCCATCCAGATTGGTCCGCATCGGACGCGAATTCAACTCCAGCAGCCGGCTCAAACAGAAACGTTCGATAGCTTCGGCCAGCCGATTGAAAGCTTCACGACGATCCTTTCAGTTTTCGCCAAGGTCATGCCGATGTCGGGGCGCGAGCTCGAGGCGGCCAATCAGATCAAATCACAGGCAAATTTGAAAGTTGAATTCCGGTGGATGGGCACTAGTATTCCGATCAGTTCCGAGTGGCGCATTCTCTTGCCGAACAATCGCTATCTCGGCATCGTGAACATCAACAATATCGAAGAACGCAATCGGCTTTATGTCTGTTATGCATACGAATGGCAACAAGGGGGTCCGGTTTAAGTGGCAATCACTTATAACCTCACTCGGACCAACTATCCGATTGGGGGCCAACCATTACAAGCCAGCTACACCGTTACGGGCGGCACACTCCAGACAATCAATCTCCAGCTCACGGCGGGCGGCTCCGTGGTTCCTCAAGCGAACTCGTGGAACCCTCCCGGCCTTACGACGGGTTCTCTGATCGTTCTTAATCTTCTCGCCTCGCAACCGACAAGCATTCAAACCAATGGCAATGGGACAATCGGCGTCCAAATCGTCACGATCACCGGGAGCCCGACAACCGGCATTTTCGCGCTTGGATTCAAGGGCGCGATTACAGCCCCCATCGCGTACAACGCAACTGCCGCGGCAACTCAAACCGCTTTGCAGAATCTCTCCACGGTCGGCACCGGGAATGTTACTTGCACTGGTGGACCATTTCCCGGATCGCCCGTCACATGCACGTTTTCCGGTCCAGTCATCACTACTACCGTTCCATTGATGACCTCGAATATTGAGACCCTCGTGGGCGGTTCGCCCGCGATCACGATCGCCAACGCGACCAACACGCCTCAAGATGTACTCCAGCTTGCGGCCAATATTCCATTCAATTGGGATAGCCAATCCGGTTTGGTCTATCCGTTCCAGGGCCCAGTGACGGCGCTCTATCTTTCTAACACCAATTATTCGCTCTTGCGCGGTTCAATCCTCACGGTCTGATGCGGCATTTCTGGGTTAGTGGTGCGGATGCCATCAAGAAAGCTTTTGCCGAGCTCGAGCCGAAGCTTGCGCGAAAAGTGATCCGCAAGGCTGTGCGCGATGGCGCGAAGGATATGGCCAAGAAAATCAAGGCAGTCGCGCCCAAGCGCACGGGTCTCGGCCGGCGGCGAATTCGCGTACGCTCAAGCAAAGGACCGCGAGGAACGAAAAAAGCCATAGCCATGGCGGTATTGACCGGTGAAGCCTCGGGCGGCAAAGGCCAACATGGACATGGTGGCGAGACATGGTATATGTGGCTCCAGGAGAGAGGCTGGAAGACAGGAAAACGAATTCGACAGGGCGGCAAAGTAGTCGGCCGGGTTGGTAAGGTAACTAAAGTGCGCGGCAAGCGGTTTGTAAAGCGAACTATGCGTCAAAACGAGGCGCGTATTCAGCGCGATATCAAAGAAATGATTTTCGCTGGCATCGAAACCGAAGTGAAGCCCGTGAACTCGCCATGAAAGTGGAGTTAATGCATGCCTCTAGGTGATGTAGCTCTAAGCGCTGTCCACACTCCAGGTGCTTCGGTTTTCTACCTCGAGGGTCTCACAGGATTGCTGCCGAATTTAGCTTTCGTTCCGAACCAGATTACCGTCTACCAAAAATCGAGCTATGGGACGGCAGCTCAAGTTTCCGGCACCTACAGCATCACCAGCATTTCCGCTGCGATGGTTGGCGGCTGTGTGCTGGTGTCGGGTGTCGATATTGCTTATCAGATTGGCGATTTCGTGGCGCTCCAAGCGAACTATAGCGCCGGCGGCGGCGGATCAGTAAGCGTCAGTCCCACGAGTCTCTATGGCAATACCACTGGTAGCACTTCGGCCGGTCAATCAATCGCACTCGGAACAGGTCTACAATTCTCCGGTAGTACGCTTGTCAATAATGCGCCTTCAGAAGTGACGATCATGGCAGTGTTAGGTCAAAGTCTCCCGGTCACTGTCGGGACCAATGCAGCAGGTAACTATGTTGTAGCTCCTAAGCCGGGGAGCTTTCTTCGATGGGATATCGCATGTGTTCAAGGTCCAGTTGGTCAATCCATGATTCTGGACGTCGCCCGATCAACGAATTCGGGTACAAGCTGGACGAGCCTCTGGACTCCAGGCAACCGCCCTACGGTGGCGGCGGTGGCAAGCGGTCCAGCCGGAGCCTCAGGCACCATCTTTGACGTAAGCTCGACATTTAATGCAGGGGATTGGCTGCGCTTTGATGTGATACAGGTCGGGACAACTTTTGCCGGGCAGAATATCAGCATCCAAATATTGACCGGAATGGGCCCTTGACCAATGAGCGCACTCATCAGCTTGAAACTATCGGCGCCTTACAACACGGGCCAGAATACGCTTAAGCTTCTGACGGGTATGGGTTCTCAGCTTGTCGGTTGCGATTTTCCAATGCTCGTATCGATCGGCGGTCGAACTTTCAAGGCAAATTCAGTTCTCGGCGATACAGTTTTTTGTGATCCCCTCGGCGGTGCCGTGACAAGTTATCCCGCTGCAACCCCAGTCATGTTCCAATCAATTCCACCTTCAAGCGCTGGCGGTGGAGGCGGCGCAATCACCATTGGGCCCGGTGCGCTCGCAGGTAACCCTACGACCGCCCCAGCTGCACCTGTTGATGTCACCCTTGGGACCGGCCTGGAAATGGCGGGGAGCACGCTGAACGCGACGGCGCAAGCGGGAGCGAACAATACGACGGTATCGGCCGTGCTCGGCCAATCGGGGCCAATCCAGGTTGGAAGCAATGCGGCGGGGAATTATGTGACGGCACCATTAGCGGGGACATTCATTCGCTGGGATATCTCATGCGTAACGGGCCCGAGCGGCGCGGCGCTTATCTTGGACGTTTACAAAAGCCCCGATCAAGGTGTGACTTGGGTATCGCTCTGGCCGACGAATACAGCCAATCGGCCGACCGTGGGCGACGGCGCCAATGGCGGCGGTGGAACGGCTTTTGATACGGCCAAGTTTGCCGCGGGCGATTGGCTGCGATTTGACGTCGTCCAGACTGGATCTAAAGTTGCCGGCCAGAACGTGAGCGTTCAACTTTTAACTGCGATGGGATGATGTGCTTGGCCGATCCGTCACCAGCAAGCCGATTCAGTCCACGAAGGTTAATGCGGCGAATTATAACGTCAGTCAAGGCCTGGTGGCATTCTGGTCAATGGCGGAAGGCGCTGGTCTACCTTATGACGTGGTTACGGGTTCGCAAGCCACCCTCGGAGCCGGATCTATAGTATGGGCAACAGTCCCGAGCGGTCTGGGCCTGAAAGCAACCCAGGGAGTCGGGCCACGAATCCAGCTTAATCATGGGCTCATCGATTTTAGCCGGAACATAACCGTTGCAACGTGGATGTTCATGAACTCCTACCAAGCGACTTCACCATTCATCTCCGGATTGTATTATAGCCCGTCGGCCGGAGGCATGATTTTGCGCTTTGGTGACGTCAGTCTCGCGCCAGGTCAGATTGAATTCGCGTACTCGGCGAACAACAAGGTCAATTCGGTAGGCTCCTATGCGACCGGGGCACACGTAATCGCGACGCGAGTCACTTCCCCGAATCCTCAGGTCAATTATTCGGTATGGGTTGATGGGCAAAATGTCGGTAACGCAAATGTGGGACCGAGCGCTGTTGACACTCGTAGTCAAACAACCCTGATGACGGACGACACATTGGCGCGCCAACCCGACGGCACGTGCACCGCTTTTGCAGTCTGGAATCGGGCATTATCGGATCAGGAGATGCAATTCGTCGGCCAGAATTATGGGGCTATCTGGCCGATTTTCAATCCGGCGATCACGTACCAATGGAAACGATCGATAGCTTCAGTTCTTGACTCGAGGAACTACGCACGAATCGGCTAACAACAAGGGAGTTTTGACATGGCAATCACCAAGGGCACTGGTACAGCCATTTGGACGAATCAAACAGTCAACACGACAAGTTCTGCCGTCAATGTCGCAACGGATTATTCCGGGAAGGTGATGGTAAATATCACGTTGACCGGTGCGCCAACTGTCGGTGCTGTTATAAACGTTCAGGAAAGTTTTGATGGCACAACGTTCTATCAATTGCCGGGGAAATCATATACAAGTGGTTTAAGTGCCACGGTGTATGCTATCGCTTTTGCCATTGAGCCGGAAACGACATCATTCAAATTAAGTCTCACGATTGCGACCGGCGGCACGACATCCGTAACAGCACAATATAATAACATAACGGCTATCTAATGTATCTTTGGCGTCCGCGCTACGGCAAACCGCCAATTGGAAGCACTCTTGTCAAGGGACATCCCCTGCTAGTGAGCATGATCTATTTCGCTCCTTTGAATGAGGGCGAAGGCGTCATTCACGAGATTCTCAATGCACGGCCGAATATAACGCAAGGCGGCCTGACCACAACGATGTGGGGCACCGGGCCGGCCGGTAATGGGTTATATATCAACGCATTTCAGTGGCAAATCATCGGCGCGATGGGCAGCGTGCTTCAAGGACAGATCACCATCCCCTGCTCGATTGCGGTCGGATTGGCATGGATCGGTGCGCCGAATACTTCCAGCATGCTTTTCGGCGCGTCATTGAATAACACCAACGCGACCCCATTT